ATTCTGGAAAAGTATGGCGCCAGAGCAGTGGAGCTGGTTATACAGCTTATCGGAGGAGAGTGATGGACTTTGAAAGAATGAAAGAAGAGTGTCCTTGGTTTATTAAAGAAGATGGATCCTGTGTAGTAACTTTGTGGGGATGCAAAGAGGAAAACTGTGCGCCATATCATTGGGTATGTGAACTGAAGAACTCCATATACATTGATGTAACTGCTGAGATTAAGGACCAATAAGATGGGTTCTTTTTCGATTGATGTAGTAAAGGCCAAGAAGAAACGAAGTACAAGCAGTCTAACAAATGCTGAAGTGGCAGTGATTCGGGAGAGAATGGATCAGGCGGAAGACAAGGAGGCAAAGGCTATAATGGATGAGTACAACATTAGCCTGATGGGTTTGGTTATGCTTACTACGCTAACAAGGAGGAAAGATGTCAGACTTTAAAAGATGCAAGATATGCGGAGAATATGGATGGTTAGATACTCATAAGTGCCAGCAAGCGTTGGATGCCGTAACTTCTGACTACGATCCTAAGTATGAGGACGTAGAAATAGTTTACGCTGGAAGCGGGAAAGAAGCAGCAGAGAAATGCCTGGGAGAACATCATTCAGACTGGGATTATCCGGAAGAGTTGGAGATGTGGGTACGAAAAGTGGGAGAAACAAAGTGGGAGAAATACATGGTAACGGTGGAGCCTGTGCCGGAGTTTACGGCAACTCCAATAAAGGAGGACAATGGATCTAAAGCTTAGAAAATGGATGTCGGAGATGGCTGAGTTCAGATTACGCGATCCTCAACCTCTACCTGATATTGCTATCTGCTCTGAATGCGGTTGGAGAGGGCCGTCATCAGAATGTGAAACTGAGGAGGACGGAGATTGGGAGACAGGGTATTACGATGTTCATGTCTGTCCAAAGTGTGAAGATGGTGGATGCATAGATAACTATGATATGAGTCCTGAACAACTGAAGAACCGGACAGCGTGGGATAAGAGGGAGGAAGCCCGCAAAAAATAAACCTTGACAAACAAAAAAGAACTCAATACCCTACAGCCTACTATATTAAAGAGTGAGCATATAAATTATGAAATATCTCAGAAGAGAAACACTATGTTCAAGTAATTAGAATGATTGTCAAATAATTTTATCTAGTAGGTTGTAGGACTTGTCATGCTATCAGCCAGAGGCAGAAAATCCCTAAAAACCAAGCATACTCGGGGAGATCCGTCAACTCCAGGGAAGTCCACAGGTCATAGACCATCAGTATCAGATGACCAGATAATGGAAGCTTTAAAAGCTACGGCAGGCTTCATTACTCAGGCATCAGATAAGCTCTCCATATCCCAAAGTGCCGTGTCAGCAAGGATCAAGCGCACTCCACGTATTCAAGAACTCCTTTCAGATATTAAAGCTGGTCACTTAGACTTCTCAGAAATCCAACTATTAAAGTGTATTAAGTCCAAGGACATAGGAGCTATCAAGTATTATCTTGACTCCCAGGGCAAAGACCGTGGATACGGGAAGCATATCTTAATAGACCAGAATACTCGCCTATCAGGTGATCCGGATAATCCATTAAGTATAATAATGGTACCTTCCCTGGATGCCTTCAAAGAACAATTCCCGATAGAGATTGAAGAACCCAAAGAGGAAACTGATGAGGAAGAGGCTGAATAACTATTGTTTAGCTGAGTCTGGACTGGCAGTATATGCCAAGACCAATCCTTATGTACGTCCTTGTGTGATAGTGAGTCAAATAATTATACGCCCTAGTCATAACACGATAATCAAGACAGGTTGAGCCAAGGCTATGATAGGTTTATAATAGTGAGTTAATCTCAGTGCAGCCAAGGCGAAAAAATGTTAAACTAAGGAAGACTAAGTGGGATTGAGTAAATTACAACAGAGAATCAAGAAATACGGACACGAAGCGGTATATGAGTACATAAAACAGAATCCCGGCATACTCTCAACATGGAGTGAGATTGCAAGACCGGAACAATTACCGCCGCCTGGAGACTGGCAATATTGGCTGATCAAAGCTGGACGAGGGTTTGGGAAAACTAGATCGGGAGCTGAGTGGGTCAAGATGAAAGTAGAGACTGGATGCAAAAGGATTGCGTTGGTCGGAGCCACAACCGGGGATGTTAGAGACATTATGGTTGAGGGCGAAGCTGGTATTCTGTCTCTATATCATGGCGAGAAACCACCTGAATACATTGCATCGAAGCGGAAACTGACATGGCCTAACGGAGCACTGGCTACAACCTATTCTGCAGAAGAACCGAAAAGATTAAGAGGCCCATCGCATGATGCTTCTTGGGCTGATGAAGTAGCTTCATGGAAGTACGCTACCCAGACATGGGATCAGCTTATGTTTGGATTACGATTAGGAACGAATCCTCAGTGCTGTATCACCACCACTCCCCGCCCTATACACCTTATTAAAGAGCTACTCAAAGATCCGGCCTGTGTTGTCTCCGTTGGGAGTACCTACGAGAACAAGCAGAACCTTGCCAAACAGTTTTATAAAAAGATCATTCAGAAGTATGAGGGAACCCGGCTCGGCAGGCAAGAGATCCACGCGGAGATACTGGATGATAATCCGGATGCGGTATTCAACCGAGATGATATTGACAAGTACAGAGTGGATAAGATACCTGATGGGATTGACATAATCAGGAAGCATGTGGGAGTGGACCCGGCTATATCTTCAGGGGAGAATGCGGATGATACCGGGATAGTAACATCCGGGCAAGATCAACAAGATCCTTCTCACTATTATGTATTTAGGGATGATACGTGTCACTTGTCTCCGCAAGGGTGGGCCTCAAAGTCAGTGCAGGTATACCATACTTCGATGGCGGATAAGATAATTGGGGAAGTGAATAACGGTGGAGATCTGGTTGGGACTATCATAAAGTCAGTGGATCCATCAGTCAACTATGAGGCGGTGCATGCGTCTCGCGGAAAGATAACAAGGGCGGAACCGATAGGAGCCTTGTACGAGCAAGGGAGAGTTCATCATGTTGGGAGCTTTCCCTTGATGGAAGATGAAATGTGTAATTGGTCACCGGATATGGGAGGCTCACCAGACAGGATGGATGCACTGGTATGGGCTATAACTTCTATGATGAGTCCTAGCAAAATCTTTGTGGGGTAGTATAGAATGGGAATTATAAGTGCAGCAAAGAAGTTACTGAAACGAAATTACGCAATGGCGGATATGTATATGGTAGGATCAGGACAGCCTATCTATTCCACGTTCACGATTGCAAAGGCGGTCAAGGAAGGATACAAGGCTTCGCCCACTGTGTACCGGGCAATTTTTCTGATTACCAAGTCGGCAGCCAGTGTACCTTGGATCGTATACAGTGCAGATAACGAACCGATGCCAGATCATTATCTTACCAAGATGCTGCAACATCCTAATCCAAATATTTCAAAGCAGGATCTATTTGAGCTGATTATTTCATGGCTGCTACTGGCTGGCAACTCATACATGAAGAAAACGAAAGTCGGGAATAAGACCAATGAGTTGTGGCCTATATCTCCGGACAGGCTGGCAGTGGTTCCCTCTAAGGACATTGAGGAATGGTTGAAGGGATACGCTCTGGATAAGTCAGGGATGGTGGATTACGAACCGAGCGAGATTATTCATATGAAGTTCTTCAATCCAGCAAACCCCCTGATAGGTATATCCCCTTTGGAAGCTGTGTCTAAGACGGTGGATGTAGATGTGGATCAGCAGAAGTGGAACAAGTCAGCTATGCAGAACCGGGGTGTACTGGATGGGATCGTTTCAGTTGACCGGGAGATTACAAGCCAGAAGCAAGCAGATGAATTGTCGGATGCTTTAAACGAGTCTGTCTCTGGAACAAAGAACGCCAGAAGGCTGCGGGTGTTTGGGTCGAACGCAAAGTATTTCAGGACTGCAAGATCCCCGATTGAGATGGACTTTAATAACTCAAGGAAAGAGAATCGGAACGAGATCTATATTACCTTTGGAGTTCCGCCACAATATGCAGGAGTCCAGGAGTCAAGCACCTACAATAACTACCAAGCTTCTGAGATTATCTTTTGGGTAGGGACGGTGCTTCCAATACTTGATGATGTGGCTGATGCAATGACATTCAGTTTACAGGATGAGCTTGAGCCTGGACAAAGGATTAGTTACAACAATATGGCGATACAGGCTATCCGTGGAATCGTGGAAGGGAAAGCAAAGGCTGCACTATACCTATTTAGAATGGGGGTTCCTTTCAATCAGATTAATGACCTATTTCAATTTGGGGCTAAAGAGTTTGAGGGATGGGATAAGTCCTATGTGGGGGGATCGGATATAGATGCAGATCCATCAAGCAAGGATGATCCTACGGCAGTCAGGGATATTGAGGAGATGATTAAAAAAAAAGTCCGTATCTTGAAGTAAGGATGGAGCCGAAAGACTGGATCATAGAGAAGGACAGGATAGCAGAGGAACATATGTCAGCTTACCAAGCCATATTAGAAGATCAGCAAGCGATGCTCTTTAGCCAATTAGGGAGCATTGATAAGAAGGGTGTGAAGGGCATCCTCAGTTTCTTTGACGGTGATTTGGAAGAGGCGATATTGGATACCTACTTGGAGGCTGGATTGGTCTTCGGGGATGATTTGGTATTTGAGGAACGGGCGGATGATTACGATGAGGCTTTGTCTGAAGCGATTCAGGAAGAGACAAACATATTGAAAGAGAAGACGGACATCCAGGACTCGACTGCAGATCAGATCGGGAAGCAGATGGAGCATGGGGCCAGGGAAGGATGGACTACGGCACAGTTGCAGCAGGCCATAATGGATGTGTCAGTCTTCAAGGCATCGAGAGCTTTGAGAATTGCAAGGACAGTCACCGGTGCCGGGGCAAGCCAAGGACAATTTCTTTCGGGTAAAATGGTGGGCGCTTCTCACAAGATATGGTCTACTGCCGGGGATACGCATGTCAGGGATGCACATCAGAAGTTGAACAATAAGAAGATTGGGATAGATGAAACCTTTTCAAATGGTGGAAGGTACCCACTGGATCCAAGGCTATCGGCTGCGGAGAGAATCAACTGTCGGTGCGGGTTACTCTTTGTGAGAGGGGAAGCGCCGCCATTGACGGATGCGGATTTTGGGGCTACGGAGCCGCCAGAAGATCCTATGATGAAGGCACAGAGTTTAATTAGTTGTACCAACAAGCCATTCAAGAAGGATTGGGATGAAAGATCATTCAGTGAATGGATGGAGTATCGGGCAAAGGAACTGAAGCGGGATGCTTGTAAGGGATACCGTAGAACGACAGGCTGGCGTTGGGTTGATGCAGACGGGAAGAATGTATCAGACGATATATCCAGGCAGCTTAATGAGCTGAAGACTCCACCAGGATGGGTGAATGTGACTGCCAGTAGTGATCCAGCAGCAGACCTTTTGCTGGTTGGGCAGGACTCGAAAGGTCGATGGAAGTATGTATATTCAGATGAGCATTATGAAGCAGCGGATATAGATAAGTTTAATCGGGTGAAGCTATTCTCAAAGGATATGGATTCGGTCAGGGATAATGTAGAGGCGGGGATTGTCAAAGGGGATACCCAAGCCTACCTGTTACGACTGGAAGATGAGACGGGGATCAGGATAGGATCGACTGCGGATACCGGGGCAGACGTTCAGGCTTACGGACTAACTACCCTGGAAGGACGGCACGTTAAGATA